TGTGAGATAGGAAGCACACCTTCTGCACCTGCTTCACCCACTAAATCGCCACTAGGGAATAATCTTGGCTTTGTGAATATGGCACCTGATGCCCAAGCACCACCACCACTCTTTCCACCTGCACCACCGCCGGAAACGCCTGTATTACCTTCTTGGTTGAAATCTCTTTTCTTTCCTAACGCTCTATCGATTGCATCTGATACTTTATCCCAGTTTTTAACCAGTAGTATCAAACCTGTAACGAGTGCGGCACAACCTATAATCACGATACCGAATGGATTTGCGGCCATCAGGACATTAAATATGCCTAACGCAACATTGATTCCTTCGATTGCTTTGAATGCTAAAAACGCAATCAACAGTGTTCCTAAAACAGGAATCAACCAATTAGCGTTATCAGTAATGAATTTGATTGAATCTTTGATTGCATCGAGTGAATCGGTTGCAAATTTCTTTATATCGTCTTTGTTATCACGCACCCATTGAAGAATGTCTTGAAATGTCGGCATTAAATCAACTAATACTTCACCTGTTAATGATTGAATTTCTTGATTTAACATTTCTGTTGAATCTTTAAATTTATCCAATCCTTCGACAGTTGAATCGGACATAACAGCACCATTTTTATATGCTGCATCCGTTAAATCTTTTATCGTAGCCGAACCTGCTTTAATTAATGGATTTAATTCCAATGCGGATTTTCCAAATAATACAAGCGCTGTCGAATCACGATCGGTTTCATTCTTCATTTTTCCGAGTGCCGTAATTGCTTCTAACATAACAACTTTTGAATCACGAAGTGAACCATCGGAATTGGTGACATTAACTTTTAATGATTTAAATGCTTCAGCTTGTGCGCCTGTACCATCTTTAGCGGCCGTCATGGCACGAGTAAGTTTTGATACTGAACCTGTAATAGTTTCAAGATCAACATCTAATGCCTTGCCAACATATGACCATACTTGAATCTGATCTGTTGATAACCCTGTCTGCCCTGATAGTGTTGCAATTTCATCAGCTGTATTAAGAGATTGCATAGCGACATCTTTCATTGCACTTGCTAATTGTTTGACACCGTTGATAATGGCGGAACTAATTACATTTGCCTTAATAATATCGCCCATCTTTAGTGATTTCTCACCAGCTACTTCAGCATTATTACCGTAGGTTTTTATTTCTTGTGCAATTTGTTCTGTTGGATTCTTCGCTTGTTGCAAAGCTTTCTTATTTTGGTCAACTTCATTATTAAGACCATTTAATTTTGTTTGTGCTTCATTTAACGAAATTTTCCAGTTGCTTGTTTTTTTATCATTCTCACCATACTGTTCAGAAGAGTTTTTCAGTGCCTTTTGAAGTTCATCAATTTTTTCTTTTTGTTTGTCAACTTCGGATGCCAATATTTTGTCTTTTGCTGTTAATGCTTCAACAGAAGAAGCGTTGCCAACAAATTCAGAAGTAACTTTTTTCATTTCAGAAGCAAGTACCTTCATGTCAGTGTTTATACCTGATATTGCTTGTTTAAATTCTTTCTCGCCATCAAGTGATATACCTGCCGAAATGTTTGCTTTTTTAGCCATATTCTCACCTTCCTTTACATGGGAATAACATCGTCAATAGTCGGATTCAAATCAGCGTATCTCTGATGCGTAATGTTTAGAGATTGTTCTAGGTCGAAATGATTCTTGTATGCTAGATATATTTTCATAAACTTTTTGAGTGAACATCTTCCGACTTCTTTTTCGCTATATCCAAATTTCAAACCCATGTAAATAATCCAGCCAAAATCAATTACTGATTCTGACTGGTCATCACGTTTGGGTTTTCTTCTGCTTCCTTATCTGTTACCATTTCTTTTAATTTTTCAGTCGCTTCTTTTGGACCATACTTACTAATCAAACGCCCTGCCTGTTTTAATGTGACCGATGGCATAGTGTCATTATTTTCATCGTTGTGGATCTCGATTCCTTCGTTAAACATTTCTTTAAAAATCCAAATAATATCGCCTATTCTTACTTCACCAGTTTTGCCACCGCTTAATTTGTCATACCACTTATCCATCGTTCCGTATTTTTCTTGTATAATTTCAATAACATTTAAATCGTAGGCAAGTGGATAATCTTTATTGTCGATATTGATCGATACTTTTTTATCTAACATTGTTTCTCCTTTTAGAAAGAAAAGGGATAGTTTCCTACCCCTTTACATCACCTTATGAAATTTTGATAACTACGATTTCGGTTGTCTGCGATTGCTTACCAACTTCCTGTGCAACGATCGTTAATTTCTTACTACCGATTGACATAGGAATGGCAGCCGAAGCCGTACCGCTCAACAACGCTTGTAAGAACACACCATCTGCGTACAGGTTCATCGTATGATTGGCAGCTGTTGCCGTAACTGTTACAGATACAGCGGTTACACCACCGAATGAATAGGTTCTGACAGCAGTTCCGAATACTGGTGATAATGTACCACCTATTCCGGTAAGTGCCAGTGCACTCAATCCAGCCGATGCAGTGACAGGAATTCCTGCCTTTGCATTAAGATATGCTTTAGCGTCATCTTCAAGAGCGAATGTCTTTTCTTTCTTCCAGTTTCCGGAAGCATCCGCAATAACATTACCCTCAATGGTAGACGTTCCAAACTCAACAGTTTCGCCCTTTGTTTTGTTTGAATCAGCCGGTTCACCAAATTGAACTTTTGGAATCCAAATAGCACGATATTTTTGAACACCTGCTACTTTTTTACCACCGTAAAATCCGAATCCAACATAAGGCGCTACATCATTCGTATTCGCTGTCATCTCACCATCTGAGATAGAGTGTCCGAGAAATTCCTGCTGAATTGTATCGGATAATTCGTCAAGACCTAAGGTGATTTTTCCACCTTTAAAGCTGTTGTCAGTTTCTGCCAACGCATCATCTGCGTATAGTTTGGCACTGTTTAAATCAAATGATAGGTCTGCTTGAATCGCTTTCCCAATCACACCGTAGTTGACAGCACCTTTATAGACCGGATATTTTAAACCAATTTTCGCCATGTTAAACCTCCTTTGGCTCTGTGTAATCACACTCAAATATGAGGTGATTTAACTTCGTATCACTTTCATAAAATGTTTGAACTGTTGGATATGTGAATCCATTTTCAAACAGTGCGTTACGGATCTGTTTTTTTAATATAAGATGGTTGAATGTCAATGGACTGAAAAAATGTATTTGAACTGACACCATGTTAAACTCAGGTGAATCATCCGAATACGCATCCCCACGATCATCACTGTAATTGAATACGAAATAGGTTTTTAATAACCCTTCGTACCCCATAAATTCAACCGGATAACCATACACATCTAAAATAGTTTTAATTGTTGAGTTTACGCTCATTCATTCACCACCTTATCGAAAACTTCTTGCATCTTTTCATTTACTTCTTCACGTGCGTCATTCAGCGCTTTTGAAATGATTGGCTTAGGCGGAATCTTTGATGTACCGTATTCAAGATGAGCCATCTTTTCCATATTTCTGACACCGTGTCTGTCTTCACCTGTTGGGATAACCGCAGTGTACCAACCGTGATCATTCTTTTTCGGCTTCTTTTGATGTCGGATAGAATCGAGCATATCGCCTGTATCTTTGTATTTTGAAACTTCACTTTTTACATGACGTTCTAAAATAGGTACAGATTCCGTTAACATCTGTTCAGCAATCTCGTCGAAGTTGTTTAACTTTTCTAACTTCTGTGTCAATTTAACATTAAAAGTAAAATCAAACTTACCCACAAGTAATCTCTGTCAAACCTTTTTTAACATCGTGGAAATCTTTTATGAAGTTATACAGGCACCCTTCATATCTGATTGCTTCCGCGTATTTAGGCCGACCATCAACAATGTGTTTAACAAGGTCATAATCAATAGGAAGTACATAGAATATGATCACAGGCTTTTGATCTGTCTGCATGGATGCAACTAACTCATTTCGAGTAACAGATAGCGCTTCTGCAAATATCGGTACAGCTACCTCTGTGAGCGTTGTGAAGCCTTCTGAATCAACTCCATGATTGTAGTAAATAAGTTCAATCTCTTGATTAAGCACGGTTGATCACACTCTTGATAATCATGTCGTTCACTCGTTTCTTTAAATGAATCGGCATATCACCTGTATTTTGTGGGTTGCTGTATCGCCATTCTGTTATATCGACGACCAACATGAATGATGTGTATTCTTCCGTTAAATCAATTTTCTTAATGTTCGTCAACTCATCAATGACCGCATCAACGATTCGTCCGATATAGACATCACGTAATGTACTGGTCATGCCGATTCTCGCACGAACCATTTCGATCAATTCTGTTCTATCCATACCTTGACCTCCTTATAGAGAAGAGAGAGCCTTTCGGCTCCCTCAGTGTAACTATGATTAAGCGTTGGCAGTATCAGCAGCGAACGTAACAGCAGTAGCCGTAGGAGCAGCAGCACCGATAGCAACAGCAACGAATGCTTCACCGAATACCGGACGACCATCATAACGAGCAATGCCCTTAACAACCGTATTATCTTCAATAAACTGTGCCTCAGTGGAAGCCGCAAATACAGCACCTTCACGTTCAACTAACAGATAGACTGAACCGTAACCGCCGATAATGACTCCATCAGGAATAAAATCCAAGATAACGATGTCACCACCAACGATCGGCATCTTCATATCTTGACCGGTGACGATTGCTCCGGCAGCGCTCATTGACAATGCTTTGATTTGAAGTTTAGAGAATGTAGTACGAGCCATTGCCCAGAAGGTATCACCAGTCGCATATTTCGAACTGATAACGCTCAACTTAGCAACTAAATCTTCATAGAACGCAGCACCTTTATTCGTGTCAACACTGAAAGACAAATGAGTCGTATGAAGATCGGTCCATGCTTTTTCATTGGATCCCCAGTATGCCGGAGCCGCGATTTCAGCCAAACGTTTCATGATACCAACCGGCATCTTAGCGCCTGTACCATATAAAATAGCCTTATCCAATGCAAGACCGATTGCTTGACCGATTGCGACCATTACTTCACTGACTAGATTTACATCAGAATCTTTTGCAATACTATTCGGGAATGAAACGAATCCGCCAACTTTATAACCGTCAACTTCGATCTGATTGAATCCGATTGCTAAAGCGTTCAGCGCTCCAACCATTTCGGTCCATACAGCCTCAGGAATTGAACCGACGATATTTTGACGAGCCGTACCACGTACTGACTTTTTATTAACTTTGGTAATCAGTTTGGAATACTTGTCGAGATTGTCACGTAAGAGATCAAGGAAAACATTAGGAATATTCAGATCAGAGCCGGTGACTGCACGTTTTTCAGTAAACATTGAACGTAACTCGGACACGAATTTTGTGGTATCCTCACGTTTCATCATCTCATCTACTTCGTTACGTTGGAAACCTGCGAAAAATTGTGTTCTTTTATTCATGGAGTTTGTAGCCTCATGTCTTTCTACCGTTTTTTCCGGAGTCGGCGCCGGTAATTTGGCAAGTTCGCTCAACTCTGCTTCGATCGTTCTGATCTTTTCGCTAAGAGTTTCAGCTTCTACTTCTTGCGCTGCTGTGGTTGTATTGATCTCTGTTTCTTCTTCTGCAAAAAGAGTGAGATCGTCGTCGGTTTTCGCTTCTTCGATCGAACGTTCAAGGTTCTGTGTCTTTAACAACGTTTCCGCTTTTCTGACATTCAGTTCTTCTAACTTTGTACGTTCCATTTCCAGTTGCTTTTTAAGTCTTAATTGCTTTAACATTTCCTACCCCCGAACTTTCTTTAAAAGTTCTTGCTTTCTTAATTCAAAACTACGCTTATTAATCGCCTCCACATCGGCGCTGCGTTCATCACGTGCATGGACGAGAGTATCTCGATATGCCGGGAACGTGACAACACTGATTTCGTGAAGGTCAATTTTGCGAATATGGAAGCGATATTTCCCACCGCCCAAGTCTTCGGTATATTCATCAGTGATGTTAAAACCGAAAGAACATTGAGTGACATCACCTCGTGAAACGAGTACATGAAGGTCGTTCGCGTATGATGTATCAGGAGTTTCAATTTTGCTGAACAGACCTTTCGCATCTTCTCGCAGAACCAACGTACCGCTTGTGTTACGTCCTAACACCATTGAGGTGTCATGGTTGTATAGCGCACGTATATCGTTCGTCAGCGTGTCTGCAAATGCGCCTTTCTCGATCACTTCTTCGATACCAGGTGCAAGTTCTGTAACGGAATCATAGAGTGCGAAATATCCTTCGATATAACGTTTCCCATCTTCTGCACGTACTGCCGAAAAAGGTAAATCAAAGGCACGTTCAATGCCGTATGTCCTTACTGGTTTCATACTTTCTTATCTCCTTTCAGTTTCTTCTGATCCCCGATTGAACTAATCGGTATGAAGTTCTCTAAAATTACTAATTCATCAAGACCATCCATCGGTGATAGACCTAACGCGTCACGCGCTTCATTACCGGTGATGTAACCCTTGATATATCCGTCTCCGAATACTGTTGACAGTTCATCAATGGAGTACGCATAGAGTGACCTGATGTTGAACTTGAAATATAGATCAGGTGAATAGAGAATCCCTTGTGTAAGCGTCTGCTCAAACTCTTTGGCGATTGCCAAAATTCGAGTACCAATGAAGTTGTTATGCTCGTCTTTGTTGAATGTACCGACGCCCAAATAAAAAGCCGGAACACCAATCATTCCCGCTACTGTTTGTTTGTCGATTTCAACACTCTTATGCAAGGCGATGTCATTGAGCGTCAACGGTTTTACTTGTTGAACATCCATCAAGTCTGCCGGGATGATCCACGGTTGCCCAGATCTTGAAGTATCAAGATATTGCTCTTGAATCTTATCTCGACCTTCTTTGTTTGCCGCATCACCGGCGCTTGAATCAATTTTAACAATCAATGAAGGATTGTACTTTCCAGACATAAACTCTTTCTTTGTTTTTGCGGCACCACTCAATGTACTGAGGACATCTTTCAAAGGAAGTTGATAGGATTCTCCGAGAAAAGGTTTGTCCGTTCGTGGATTGATCATGAAACGAAGAACTTCATCCGAGTTATACATTTTCCCGTTATACATGACTTTATAATCGAAGTCACTTTCAATCACGGAAACATTGTTCGGCGCCATCGGCATGTAACCATCGATCAATCCGTCTGATGTCATGATTGGAAGTACAAAAGCATTGCCTTTGAAGAATGCGGTTTCAACGATCCAATGAACCCATGACTTACGCGTCATCAGTTTGTAAGGACTGATGTCGATTTTTCGACTTAGTTCATTCTTGATTCGAATGTCACCATTCGGCGTGTTCTTCATCAAGTGAATTGTCATCGTACTGACCAACTCTGCGATTTTGTGAACCGCTGTTACGACTGACGGATCTCTACTCAACGGTATATACTCATTCGAGTACCAGTCATCTGTACCACTGGTCAGAAACATCGACATCGGCGTTGTTTCTCTTTTTTGTAGAATCGGTTCAGCTCTTGCTCTTGGTCTGCTTCTCTTCTTAGTCATTGGCTGCTCCTTTCGTTCCGAACCAATCGGACGCTTTCTTAGTCTTCTCTTTTGATTTCAGATAACGAATGCAAGAGAACACAGAGGCGTCAAATAGATCGATACGGCTCTCTTGTTGAACTTTTTCATATTGAATTGCATCATCTACCTTTTCAATGGCCTTTATATTGGTGACGCAATATTCATACGCTTGACTATGCAAATAGTAGTATTTTCCATTCTTGACACGTTGTTCAATGTGTCTGAACCCTTGCGACTTCGACATGTAATACTGTGGCTCATCTAAAATATTGAATTTATATGCTTTCATCATCAGAAAGAACTCTTCGGCAAATTTACGATCATAGCCTGTCTGTGTAATATTGAATCCCATTGTTCTCATCGTGATAAACCATTTTACAATGTCATCCACAAGAACGGTTGCGGTATTACTCATCGTCAACCATCCATCATCTTCCCAACCGAACAACGGTATTCCGTCTTCATCCGACTTTGTAACAGCCGCCACACGTGGAAAGAACGCATGAGTGATACAGATGTCAACATCTTCATAAACACCGTACAGGCTCGCAGCAGTGAGATCGTGCATCTTCGAAAGATCGGCACCGCCAAACCATTTGATCGGAAGTTTAGATAATTGCTCGATCGTCCAGTTATATTTACTGTCGCTCAGTTTGAATTCGTTAATATTGAAGTAGGCCTTCATTGATGCAGTGTAAACGTCTAACGATTTAGACAAAAAATCTTTCCGTTGTTGCGGATCATTCAATGCTTGACGAGAATCATTCAACATATCTTCGGGCCGAATCGTGATTCCATATCCCGGATTCGCTTTTTGATGTTCAATCACGTTCGTGTAATCAACATTGCCGTTTTCATCTTCATCGGCTTTGGCGATAAAAATAAAATATTGTTCATCTGTGACCGTACCGTCCAACACTTTTTTACAGTATTGAATTTTTCGATAGCAGAAACTATTCATCTTATCCCCAGCAGATGTGATGCCGATCAGAAGTTTGTTTGTGTAGGCTTTCATCATTTCTTTGAAAAGGTTATATTGCTTCGGATTGTGGTACGTGTGGATCTCATCGCATATCGCAATGTTTCCGTTCAGTGAATCTTGCTTGTCAGGATTTGATGCCAACGCTTGAATAAAAACACTTCCGTCATCAAACTTACCTTTGATACTGTGTTCCTGATTATTGTCGACGATTCTGAAACTCTTTTCTTCGCCCATATGTTTAATACTGTGACTGATGAAGTTAAAACTTTCGAGTGCCTGTTTCATCGATGCTGCCACGACATAGCATTTGCTACCGGATCGGCGATAGTACAGGCTCAATGCCCACGCCAATGAAGCAGCGAATGTCGTCTTGGCATTCTTTCTTGGTACTTCGATGAACGCTTCTTTTCGTACTCGAATGATCGTTCCTTTATGGAAGAATCCCATGATATCGTAAATGCAATACTTGTGATACGGCATCAAATAAAAAGGCGTATCCGTCATTGGAACACCTTCTAGATTCTCTGCCTGCACATGTACGAGTGTACTTTCAATAATTGAAATAATCTTTTCCGGCTCCGACGGTTTGAATTCATACAATGGATTCTCAATCGTTTTTAGAAATCGTTTGCAACTTTGAATCTGTTCTAGGTTTGCTGGGCGAACACCGGAGATCGTATCGTTTACGAATTTGAACACTTCATCATAATTTTTATATTTCATGAAGCGCCTTGTTCAGCTTTGAAACGACCGCTTTTTTTTCTGCTGTTATTGATTCAAGTGCTTTTGGATTCAAACCCAGTAAAATCGAGTAGTTAGCAATGTCTTTTCGCAAACTTTCAAGCGTCGAGATCAATGAAGACTTCTTATCGCCACCATCTGCGGTCGCTGTTGCATACTTTTTATATCCACTATCTTTGAAAACTTTAGTTAAACATTCGTACTGCTCACGCAATTCGCAATAGATATCGATAACGGCATTATACTCAGGCCTATACGTGCCAAGTTTTTTCATGTCAGCGATTGTATTTTTTTTGATTGTACCCTTTGTTATCGCCTTTCCTGGCATTTCAAGCACCTCACTTTCAATATTCAAAAAAGTTTTTCCACAATGTCCGCTATTGGAAAGACT